AACTATCTGCTGCTTACTGGGCTGATAAAGTCAAATGGTAAAGATATACAAGGTTGTGTGGAAAGATGCTCAAGGAGGAGCAAACGTGGGCTGGCGCGAGTTAGACGAGCTTACGCAAGCTAAAGTAGCTACTGCCGTATCCTGCGGTGCTGTCTTGGTTAACGATGAGGACAAGATAATCATATGTCCACATATGTTAGTCGAAGATGGTAATATTACCGAAGGAGACGCAGAGCTAGTCATACCAAAGCAATGGGTGTTAACAATGGAAGAACTAGGAGAACTGTGATGCCAAAAGTAGGCGGAAAACATTACGCATATACCCCAAAAGGCAAGGCCGCAGCAGCTAAAGCCAAGGCCGCCATGAAGAAGAAAAAGGCTAAGAAGTAATGGCTAAACAAGGTTTATACGCCAATATCCACGCAAAGCGAAAGCGAATTAAGGCTGGATCAGGCGAAAAAATGCGTAAACCGGGATCTAAAGGCGCTCCTACGGCTAAAGCCTTCAAAAAGGCAGCCAAGACCGCTAGAAAGAAATAACGGTAATATTACCAAAAGGAAGTCCTAAGCCGTTGCAGCAAAGATGCGGAGATTAACGAATCTATTCTCCGCAAACGAAGCGGATCAGCGCGTGTTAAACACTCCGTTACCGCGTTAGAGCAAAAGAAGAAATAACGGTAATATTACCATTAGGTATTGACATTTAGTCAAAAGTATGGTATAATAAGGGTATACTTTAACAAAAAAAGAGACAACCTTATGGCCTCTATGGACAAAGAATTAGAAACGTATTACAACACTTACTTCGACCTTTTCCGTACAAATGGATGGAAACAGTTAATCGAAGAGTTAACAACAAACGCTGTTGCTATTAACTCAGTAGAAGCAACTAAAGATGTAAACGATATGTTTTTCCGTAAAGGACAACTAAACGTATTGACACACATCATTAACTTTGAAACTGTTATAAACAATGCGTTTGACGAACTAACTCAAGAGCCTGACGAAGATGATTAAGGTTTTTGACTTTCGGTGTACCAATGGTCACCTATTCGAAGAATTTGTAGAGAGTAACGTAACAACCAGTAGGTGCGGTTGTGGCGCGAATGCTACAAGAGTCGTATCAGCAACACAGTGCGTACTAGAAGGTGCATCCGGTGATTTTCCGGGAAGGCACATGAAGTGGGTACGAGAACATGAAGCTGCTGGTCGTAAATCAACTCCATAACCATTAGGCGGAGACTTAAATAATGTCACGAGCACAACTCATTGATGAGCGCCCCGAAGAAGACAACAACGAAACAGACGCAGTAGAACAACAAGAAACCTTTGAGTCTCACGAAGAAGAGGTAGCTCAACCGGTATCTAACATACCAGAGAAGTATCAGGGCAAATCCCTAGAGGAAGTTGTCCAGATGCACCAAGAAGCTGAAAAGCTGATGGGCAAGCAAAGCTCTGAAGTTGGTGAACTGCGAAAGGTCGTTGATGACTACATTCAGGCACAACTCTCACAACAACAAGCACCTGTACAACAGCAAGAAGAAGATGATATAGACTTCTTTACTGATCCTAAATCCGCTGTTAGTAAAGCGATTGAGAACCACCCGAAGATCCGAGAAGCTGAGGAATACACTCAGCACTACAAAAAGCAATCAGCGTTAGCTCAGTTACAATCTAAGCATCCTGATATGCAAAGCATTTTGCAAGACAATAAGTTTGCAGAATGGATCAAAGGATCAAAGGTACGGACTCAACTGTTTGTACAAGCAGACCAACAGTATGATTACGACGCTGCTGACGAACTGTTTTCTCTCTGGAAAGAAAGAGCACAGGTAGCCCAACAAACGGCTAACGTCGAAAAGCAAGCACGTAAACAGCAGGTTAAGTCTGCTAGCACAGGCAACGCTAGAGGAACAGGGGAAGGGACACGTAAGAAGGTATATCGTCGTGCTGATATTATTAAGTTAATGAAGACCGACCCAGAGCGTTACCAGTCTCTATCAAGCGAGATATTTCAAGCGTATGCCGAGGGTCGCGTCAAATAGCCTAATCTAAAGGAGATTAATTATGGCTGGCGAAATTTCTGATGTATATCCTACAGCTAACGCGATTGTCGATAAGACAGCCGCCGGAACCTTTATCCCCGAAATCTGGAGTGATGAAGTAATTGCGGCGTACCAAAAGAACCTAAAGATGTCCCCTCTGGTCAAGAAGATTTCTATGACTGGCAAAAAAGGCGACACTATTCACGTACCTAAGCCCATTCGTGGTGCTGCTTCTGCCAAGGCTGAGTCTACTGCTGTAACGATTCAGGCTAACGTTGAGCAAGAGCTGCAGATCGCTGTTGACCGTCACTTCGAGTACTCACGTTTTATTGAGGACATCGTTGAGACTCAGGCACTGAACAGCTTGCGTCAGTTTTACACTGAAGACGCTGGTTATCAGTTGGCCCTAAAGGTTGACACTGACCTGATGAACGCTGCTACTGGCTTCGGTAACGGAACTAAGACGTTTGCTCCTGCAAACACTGGTGCTGACTGGGTAGCTTCTAACAGCTACTACAGCAACGCTGGTTCTGCACTGGCTGCTTACGCTGCTGACACTGTTGCTACTGGTGACAACTTCAGCGACGTAGTGTTCCGCGCACTGATTAAGCTGATGGATGACGCTGACGTACCTATGGAGAATCGTGCTCTTATCGTTCCTCCTGCGGCTCGTTCAACGATCATGGGTATCGACCGTTACGTGTCTTCGGACTTCGTAGGTGGTCGTGGTGTTGAGTCAGGACTGATCGGAAACCTCTACGGCGTAGACGTATACGTTTCTTCTAACTGTCCTGTCATTGAGACTGGTGCTGAAAACGGCTCGTCTTCTCTCGACACTCGTGGTTGCTTGTTCTTCCACAAGGATGCCGTTGTTCACGCAGAGCAAATGGCTGTACGTTCGCAAACGCAGTACAAACAAGAGTACCTCTCAACTCTGTACACCGCAGACACTCTCTACGGTGTCGAAGTTTACCGTCCAGAGGCTGGATTTGTACTTGCAATTGCCGATGAGTGATGATATAATATAGGCGTAACCTATAAACTTAGGGGGAACAGGAGTGCAGTCCTTAGTACCCCTCTTCTACTGCACTAGGAGTTAATATGAAAACTTGCACTAAATGTAAAGAAACAAAAGATTATTTAGAGTTCCACAAAAACCCCAAGTCACCTGATGGACACAAAGCGGAGTGTGCTGCTTGTTCTAGGGCAAGAAAAAACGAGTGGCGTAAAAAAAACGCAGAAAGTGAAAGACAAAAGTGGAAGCAGTGGCAGTCTGAAAACAAAGAACACAGAGATGCTTATCAGAAAGCATACATGGCTAACCACCAAAAAGAAAACCCAGAGTATTGGAACTCTCAAAACTCTAGATACAGAGCGGCCAAACTAAAGGCAACACCAGCATGGGCCAACAAAGAAGCAATAGATTTTGTTTACTATGCTGCAAAAGTAATAGAAGAGGTATACGGAACTAAGTGGCACGTAGACCACATTGTTCCACTCAAAGGTAAAAACGTATGTGGCCTACACGTGCACAACAATTTACAACTGTTAACACCAGAGCAAAACTTATCTAAATCCAACACGTACTGACTCAAGGAGAACCCTATGTCACGTTTAGCAAGAGACGCAAATTCAGAGGCAATTCAGTGCCTACGTCCCTCTACATCACAAACTGTTAACGCATCAGGTACAGCAGCTTCTAGCTCCGCTGTTACGCAGCGTGTTACCCGAATTGTGTCTACAGTAGATGTTCATTTTTCAGTAGAAGGTACTGCTACGGTTTCTAGCTGTTTCCTTCCTGCCAACTTTGTTGAGTTTGTTCACACGTACAGTGGAGACACCATTAGCTTTATCACTTCAGGATCAACCGGGACAGTATACGTTACGGAGATGATCTAATGATTGGCGCTGTTAACCGCCTTGGCGTAGAAGTACGTCGGGGCTTATCACAGTTTGCTGTAGGCTCTAAGGAGCCGTCTTTAGGTTTTGACTTTATAGACAACACCTATCTAGCCGACGGCACCAAAAACCTATCCCAAGCCCTCACCCACAGCCGCAGCGGTAACGCCACGATGACGGATGGCTATGGCCCTGAGCTTATTGTCAATGGTGGATTCGACAGTGACAGTGATTGGACTTTGGGTACAACTGCTACTATTGCGAACGGTTACTTACAGCAGCCGTCGAGTACCGGAGTTAGTAATTACAGCTATCAGACCGTCAATACTGTCGCTGGCAAATACTATGTTGTTAACTTTAGAATTACACAAGGTTCTTTTTATCTTGGGGTGTGGACAACCGGGCCAGTAACTGCTGCATTAACTACTTCAACGACTTATTACACTGGAGGTCATTCAGTTTACTTTAGGGCTGATGATGCAGATGCTGCTGTTTCATTTATTTGTAATAGCGGCACTGGAAGAATAGACAACGTAAGCGTCCGCGAGATGCCAGCTATCAAGTGGGCACCGCACAACCTGCTGACGTACTCTGAGGACTTCAGTAATGCTGCTTGGGGCAAAGCAAACTTAACAGTAACCTCTGTTACCGAGACAGCGCCAAACGGCACACAGACAGCAGCACTCATTACTGATGATTCTACTAATTCATTTCATAGAATAAATAGAGCTTCTTTTACTGGAGATGGTCTTTACAATAAAGCCACGTTAGGCGTTATCGCAAAAGCAGGAACGCACTCTTATCTTTATGTGGCTCCATTCGACGGAACTGTAAAGGCAACAATATTTGACCTTAGCTCTGGAGAAATAACAGACGCAGCAAGTGGAGCAAATTCAGCTATTGTTTCATTGGGGGGTGGCTGGTATTTATGCACAGTAGAAACCGATGGAAGTGGCTCTGGCGTAAGTTATGTTGAGTTTGGATTTGGAGGTGCAAGTACATTTGGTGGCGCTGGCGCTCCAACTTATGTGGGAACTGGTGAAACTCTCTACGTCTGGGGCGCACACCTCTACCGAAGCGACCTCGGCGGCATGGTGGACAACCCCGAGCGCGGGGACTCATACGTTCCCACGGCGGTGCGTCCGTTCGGCCCTGAGCTTGTGACTAATGGCACGTTTGATAGCGACACGACTGGGTGGAGTGCCACTAACGCAATACTGTCAGTATCAGCGGGACAGCTAACAATAGCTGATGATGGTGGAGCTAGTGCCGCTTATCAATCAATTTCAGTAACAACTGGAAAAGTTTACATATTATCATTTGATCTTATAGGCACTACTAACGGTGCTAATTTTGCATATGGTGTGGGCACTTCAGCACCAGATGGTGTTTCCGGCGTTGTTGGTGGTACAGGCCAAATAACTGTTTCCGGCTCCGCTAATTCTTATACGCTAGTATTTGTTGCCTCTACATCTACAATGTACCCATCGTTTACAAGTTTCGGTTCTGAATCTGCAACAGTAGACAACATCAGCGTCC